TATTTTACATTGGATTGGACAATTATCAAAAATTCGACCAGAATTAGGTAATTTTGCGATATGTCCTTATGCATCAAAATCAAATTACACGATTATTGACGAAAAATTAAGTCAAATTGTGCCAAATCAAGACTATGATGTTACAATTTACGTAGTGGAGGATAATATTAGTGCACAATTTCTATATGATGCTGTTGATGACTATAATCGCAACTACCCTGACTATAAATTTATTGCAGATCATGGAAAAAAGAAGACATATATACAAGGAATCCAAACAAGTAATGGAAAATATAATTTAGTGTTGTGCCAACCACGAGAAGAACTAACTGAGGCACGAAAAAAGTTGGCAAAAACCAATTATTATGATTATTGGGACAAAAATTACCTTGAAGAAGTGTTAGAAGAGGATATTAAGGTCGTTGAAATTCATATTGCACCTGAATTAGAATGAAAAATCAAGAAATGGGTCAACATTTGCTTTTAGAGGTGTATGATGCCGAGTTTGATGCTCTTAATGATCCTATTTTCCTTAAGGATTTGTTGTTTAATGGTATAATGAGGTCAAAGAGCAAAATATTAAACACTTTGATACACCAATTTGATCCACATGGGTGTACAATCATCTTTGCACTTGCAGAAAGTCATGTTTCTATTCATACTTGGCCAGAAAAAGGGTGTTTAGCAGCAGATTTTTACACTTGTGGCAATAAAGATCCAGAAATTATCGCAAAATACATCATTGATGGATTAAAATCAAAAAAACATCGAATCAGATTAATAAATCGTTAGCAATTAGGTATAAATAAATCTAAAAGTATCAATAATGGCGATTAAACGCACATCAAGAGCATTTAAGGATATAAGTTTGTCTTTTGATCCACATCCAGTGACAAAAGATCTACCTGTATTAGTGAATGAACGTGCAATTGTTAGATCAGTAAGAAATCTAGTTGAGACCATACCTACTGAGAAGTTTTTTAACTCTCTTTTTGGTACTGACATTCGGGGTAGTTTGTTTGAGAACTTTACTCGCTCCACTATTGTAGTGATTGAAGACCAGATTCGCAATGTATGTGCTAATTATGAACCAAGAGTTAGTAATGTTGGTGTTGAAGTAGATGCTATCGTTGATTCTAATCAACTTGAGGTAAAAGTTTTATTTGATATAACAGGACTTCCAACCCCAACTCAGACATTTTCATTCATTTTAGAACCATCGAGATAATATGCCTTTTACACAATTTACAAGTTTAGATTTTGAAGAGATCAAAGTACAAATAAAAGATTTTCTTCGTGCAAATACCACTTTCACTGACTTTGATTTTGAGGGGTCAAACTTTTCAGTATTAATTGATACTCTTGCGTATAACACATATATTAACTCTTTTAATGCAAATTTAGTTGCGAATGAATCATTTTTAGATTCAGCAACAATAAGAGAAAATGTAGTATCACTTGCTCGTAATATTGGTTATGTTCCTAGATCAAAAAGAGCAGCAAAAGCAGTCATAAAGTTAAATGATGTAGAATTAGGTCCAACAACTGATACTACACCCACTTTTCTAACATTAAGAGCAGGTCTAGTTTGTGTAGGTAACGCAGATAATACATCATTTACGTTTTCGATACCTGATAGTATTACATCAAATAAAGTTGTTAGCATAAATGGAACCTCATTTGCACAATTTACAGAAGAAATTACAGTATTTGAAGGAACTTACTTATCACGGACGTATATTGTAGATACAGCTGCAGATCAAAGATATATTATTGATAGTCCAAGTATTGATAGTTCAACTATAAGAGTTTTTATTCGTCCTGATGGAGAAACTCAATTAAGGAAATATTCACAAGTTGATAACATATTACAATTAAATAAAACATCAGAAATTTATTTAACACAAGAAGTACAAGATGAAAAATATGAAATTCTTTTTGGTGACGGATTATTTGGAAAAAAAGTAGAAACTGGAACAACTGTAATAGCAACATATATTGTGACAGACGGTATTGAAGGAAATGGTCCTACTAGTTTTAGTTTTCAAGGAACATTTCAGAAACCTGATGGAACATTCTTTAGTCCAGTAGATAATATTACAATCTCTACCGTCAGAAACGCCTCTAATGGTTCTGATGCAGAGGATGTTTCCTCTATTAAGTATCTTGCTCCAAGGCTCTACTCTGCCCAATATAGGGCGGTTACACCAAGAGATTATGAAGCAATCATTGCAGATATATTCCCTCAAACTGAATCAGTTTCAGTTGTTGGAGGTGAAGAACTTGATCCACCACAATTTGGTAAAGTGCAAATTAGTATAAAACCTAAAAATGGTACTTTTGTATCAGATTTTGATAAAGTACAAATTAAAAATAAATTAAAAAATTACTCTATCGCTGGTATAAATTCTGTTATTGTAGATCTAAAAATACTATATGTGGAATTAGATACCACTGTTTATTATAATCCTGCACAAATCAGTTCAGAAAATAACTTAAGAAGTTTAATTATAAGTTCATTGAATAATTATGCTAATAATGTTGAGATCAATAAATTTGGTGGAAGATTCAAGTATAGTAAAATAAACCAATTAATTGATCGTGTTGAGGATGGAATTACATCAAATATTACGAAGGTTATTATAAGAAGAGATCTCAAAGCATTATTAAATCAATTCGCACAATATGAATTGTGTTTTGGTAATCAATTCAATATAAATCCAGCTGGATTTAATATAAAGAGCACTGGATTTACAATTTCAGGATCAAATCAAATCGCATACTTCACCGATGTACCAAATAAAGATGCAAGTGGTAATTTAGATGGAAGTATGATGGGCACGTTAAGTGTTGTAAGTAAAAATAATAGAGATGAACAAGTTGTTTTGATAAAAAGTGCAGGATCGGTTGATTATAAAAAAGGTGAAATTATATTAAATACCATTAATATCACATCAACTCAGTCATTGAATAATATTATTGAGATTCAAGCGTTTCCAGAATCGAATGATGTCATTGGTCTAAAAGACCTATACGTAAATTTTGACGTTTCTAATAGCATCATAAATATGAGGAAAGACGTAATTGCTTCAGGAGAAGACATTTCAGGTGTTGTATTCACTAGAGATTACTTTACCTCAAGTTACTCAAACGGAGTTTTAGAGAGGAAATAATTTATGTCACAATTTGACAAAAGAATATCAGTCAAAACTATTGTTGAAAATCAATTACCAGAATTTATAGTAAATGATTTTCCTAATGCTGTAGAATTATTCAAGCAGTATTATATTTCTCAAGAATTTCAAGGTGGATCAATTGATCTTATATCAAATTTTGATCAATATCTAAAAGTTGATAATTTAGTTCCTGAAGTGGTTGTTGGAATTGCAACATTATCCTCTAGCATCTCATCAACAGACACAACAATATCAGTGTCAAGCACTAAAGGATTTCCAAGTGAGTATGGATTACTAAAAATTGATGATGAGATCATCTCATATACAGGTGTAACTGAAAATTCATTTACAGGTTGTATTCGTGGATTCAGTGGTGTGACAGGTTATAATGTAGGTGTTTCATCCTCATTATTAGATGTTAATAAGCAAAGTTTAAAGTTTGAAGATACTTCTGCATCATCTCATACAGCAGATACATCGATAAGTAATCTATCGGTATTATTCCTTCAAGAATTTTACAAAAAATTAAAGAAAACGTTTTTACCAGGTTTAGAAAGTAATGATTTTACTGAAAATCTTGATGTAGGTAATTTTTTCAAGTTTGCACGTTCTTTTTATCAATCTAAAGGTGTAGAAGAATCAATAAGAATATTATTTAAAGTATTATATGGTGTAGATGCAAAAATATTAGATTTAGAAAGTAATTTAATAAAACCTTCTAGTTCAGAATTTATTCGTAGGGAGGTAATTATAGCTGATTTAATTTCATCAGGAGAACCTCAAAATTTAAGAGGTCAAACTATATTTAAATCAGATCATACTAATAAAGGTGGTACTGTAATTGCACCAGGAATTACGGAACCACCAACTAGTGCATCAGTTTCTGAGGTTGAAGTATTTACAAGAGACGGAAAAACATATTATAAATTATCACTTTTCGTAGGTTATAATGATCGTGATTTAATTCAAGGATTATTTACAATACCTGGTAAAACAAAGGCATTGAGTAATTCTCAAGTTGGAGATAATATTATTTCTGTTGATTCAACTGTTGGATTTGGAACTACAGGCACAATTATAAGTGGTTCTAATACGATTGATTATACATCAAAAACAATTAATCAATTTTTTGGATGTTCAGGTATTAATGTAGGTATTAACACAGCAGACGATATTAGAGCAAATGAAACTATATTTGGTTATGAAAATGGTGATTTATCAAAAAGAGTTGATCTAAGAATAACAGGTGTTTTATCAGAATTAGTAACAACAAGTGATGTGACACTAGTTTCAGAGGGTGAGCATGTATTTGTTAAAAATTTAGGTGAAAAAATTACAACTAATAATTCTACTTACAAAGAAATATTTGCAAATTCTTGGAAATATAATACAAGTTCTAGATTTCAAGTTGATAATATAACACCTCCCTTTATTTTAAGAACTCCTATTATCGAATCAACATTAAAACTGGGTGATTTGTTTGAGATATTAGAGAGAAACGAGCAAGTTATTGTAGGAAATTTCATTGTAAGTGATATTGACCTTACTAAAAATACTGTAGATACATCTGGTATTAATTTTATTCCTCCATTTACTCAACTTAATACAAATCAGAATTATGATATCCGTCGTGTCATAGAAAAAGCAAATAGCACAGGAATTGATATCAGTGTTGGAAATGAAAATATTATATCTGATGTATTAAATGTATACACTGACGAATCAAAAGACGGATATGTGGCATCTAATTCATTACCAAGTTACGATATTGATATTAATATAATCAAAGATAAAATTGATAATGGATTCACTGCATCTAGTTTTGATGGATTAAATCCACAAACTAATCTTTATAGTTTTATAAAATTTTCTGGTAATACAGGTATCAATCTGATTCAAGGTGATGCTATTGTATATCAACCAGTTCGTAAACCTCTCACTGGATTATCATCAGGAACAGTATATTATGTTGACACACCCTCAGTTTCACAAGGTACAACACAGCAAAAAATTGCACTTTATAATGCTAGAACACAAATAGGAACAGCAAGCACAATTCAAGTTGGAATTGGTTCAACTGATCCTACCATGTATGATGCAAATGGCACCATAATACCAAATGTAGATGCACATGAATTTGTATTACAAAGACATCATAATCGTAAATTAGACGCAGATAAAATCCTTAGAAGAATACCATTATCACAAAATTTATTCATATCATCAAAAGATGAAACACCTGTAAATGATATTGGTATCTTAAGGGATGGAGTGCAAATTCATTCACCAATATCAGATGATAAGATTTACTTTGGTCCATTGGAGGCAGTTGAAGTTTTCAATGGAGGAACTGGATATGATATTATTAACCCACCTGAAGTTGTTGTTGAAAGTAGTACAGGGACAACTGCATTATTAGAACCTATATTATCAGGTGGTGTTGAAAAAGTTTTTGTTGATCCACAAGATTTTGATATCGCTGCAGTAACAAATATTTCATTAACAGGTGGAAATGGAAGTGGTTGTGTATTAGAACCTGTTTTAGGTGCTAGATTTAGAGATATTCTTTTTGATAGTAGAAATATATTCTTCAATGGTGGTATTGATATTAATGATGACACCATAACATTCAAGAGCAAACATAATTTAGAGAATGGGCAGGTAGTTTATTATAGAAATGAAGGTAATCCATCAATAGGTATAGGAGTTGCTGGTGATGTATCTAATATTATAACTGGAGCATTAGCAGATGGTGATCCATATTTTGTTAGAGTTGTTAATCCTACAACTATCAGAATTTTTAACACTAAAACAGATTCTTTATCAGGTGTAGCGGGTATTAATACAGTTGGTTTGGCAACAGACACTGCTGCGAGTGGTATTCATAAATTTAGAACAGAATCAAAAAATACTTTACTGGATGTAAGAGTAATTGAAAGTGGGTCAAATTATCAACATAGAAAATTAAGAGTTAATCCATCAGGAATATCAACATCCTTTGATACTATCGAATTTACTAATCATGGATTTTCGCATGGTGATATTATAGAATATTCGCCAACAGTCGGTTTAGGATCAACTACACCTAAAGCAATTCAAGGTTTATCAACAACTACATCTTACTTAGTGGTAAAAGTTGATGATGATAAATTTAAGTTATCAGAAGCTGGAATAGGTGGAACTGATAGAACTAATTTTACAAGAGGTAAAATAGTTGGATTAGGATCGACAGGTACAGGTTATCAAACATTTAGATATCCAGATATCAAAGTAAATGTCGCAGTTTCTTATGGTTCAACTGTAACTGGAACAATAAACTTTACTCCAGTAGTAAGAGGTGAATTTATAGGAGGATATTTGTATGAGAATGGTTCGGATTATGGATCAACAATATTAAATCATCAAATAACACCAACTATTTCTATTCAAGATGGATTGCAAGCTGAATTAAAACCAATTATCTCAAACGGTAAGATAGAAGAGATTATAGTAACAAATCAAGGAAAAGAATATAATTCTACACCTGATATAGAAATTACATCCTCTGAAGGAGGTGTAGGAGCGATTGTAAGACCGATTATAGAAAATGGTATTATATCTAGTGTAAAGGTAATAAACAGTGGTATAGGGTACAGTAGTTTAAGTACAAATGTAAGAGTAATCACCACTGGTAGGAATGGTTTATTTGGTGCTAGAGTTAGAGATTTAACGGTTAATAACACAGGAAGATTTGGTGATAAACATCTGACATCAAGAGAAAACTCAGTAACATTTGCTGTACAAGGATATTCTCAAGATAATGCCTCTAAACTAGAAACTACATTTGATATTAAATCAAATGGTGAATTTGATAAAATAACAGATCACTCTCCAATTATAGGTTGGGCATATGATGGTAATCCAATATATGGTCCATTTGGATATTCCGATCCTGATAACATTAATTCTTCTCTCAAAATTTTATCTTCTTCTTATAAAACAGACACATCTAAAGTTACAAATAGACCAACTGGATTCAAAAATGGATTTTTTGTTGAAGATCATACCTTTGATGGAAGTGGTGATTTAGATATTCATAATGGTAGATTTTGTAAAACACCTGAATTTCCTAATGGAATTTATGCTTATTTTGCAACAGTTGGATTATCAACAAGTACAAATAAATTAGAGGGTGTTTACCCATACTTTATAGGTAATACATATAGATCTCCTTATATTAATGATAATTCTGTTCTAACTCAT